AAATGAGTGGCGTAATTACTACCTCTAGTTTTGCAAAAAGCCTATGGCCCGGTGTTAACACTTGGTTCGGTCAGGCTTATTCAGAGTATCCTGTTGAATGGGATAAATTGTTTGAAAAGAACACCAGTCGGCGTGCCTTTGAAGAGGATGTTGGTACTTCAGGTCTAGGTCTGGCTGTTGTTAAGGACCAAGCTGGTTCAATCACCTATGACAGCATGCGTCAAGGGTTTACCTCACGGTATAACCATGTAACCTATGGTCTAGGTTTCATTGTTACTCGTGAAGCTTTTGATGATGATCAGTATGACATTGTAGCTAAGAAAAAGGCCCAAAGCCTTGCCTTCTCTATGCGTCAGACCAAGGAAATCATCGCAGCTAACGTTTACAACCGTGCTTTCAATACCAGCTATCTTGGTGGTGACGGTGCAACGCTTGTTGCCAGTGCGGGTGGTGGTGGCTCTACTTCTGCTCCTAACGTAACTGGCGGCACTTACACCAATGGCCCTTCTGCTGGTGTTGACCTGTCAGAAGCTGCTCTTGAGCAAGCTTGTATTGACATTGCTGGTTTTACCAATGATCGTGGTCTAAAGATTGCTGTTCGTCCTCGTAAACTGATTATTCCCAAGGAACTGATGTTTGAGGCTAGCCGTATTCTAAAAACCGAAGGTCGTGTAGGCACTGATCTAAACGACATTAATGCGGTTAAAAATATGGGACTAATCCCTGACACTGTGGTTAATCATTATCTAACCGATACTGATGCTTGGTTCATTCTTACCGATGTGCGAGATGGTCTGAAGTATTTCGAGCGTCGTGGTGATGAGTTTACTATGGATGAGGATTTTGACACTGAGAATGCCAAGTATAAAGCTACTGCTCGTTATAGCTTTGGTTGGACTGATCGTCGAGGTATCTACGGTAGCCCTGGTATCTAAAGAAAAGGAGTAGAAGATGGCAATTCGTCCTGCACAAGTTGTTACATCAACTACTCCCCCTTCTCTTGAGGTACTTAATAAAGTAGTTCAGGTAGCACGGACAGATACAACTGCATTTGATGCTTTTGTTCTTCCTAAAGGGGCTGTAGTAGTTGGTGCTTATGTAATGGGTACTGTGGCTTCAGATGCCGCTACTGCTGCAATTATTGATGTTGGTACTAATCCTGGTACTTCCGATCAAATTGTAGATGGTTTTAGTGTTAAAACAAGTGGTTTAGGTTATTTTGCTATTGGTGCTGCCGCAGGTTCTGCAATTGGCACCCAACTAACTGCGGATACGCTTTACAAAGCACGTTATGCAGAAACAGGTACTGCTAGTACAACTGGTGGTCCTTGGCTAGTTAAAGTAGAGTATTACTACCCACAATCAGGGTACTCTTTCTAATTGAAAGCAACCATTACCTGTTAAGGTTGTAAAAGGAAGAAACAGCAATGGAGGTGCGAAGCCTCCTCTTTATATTTTTAAGGAGCTATATGTCTACTTCTGCAAGAACTTCTGATTTACAGACTGCCACTACACAAGTAGGTGTTGGTGCTAATCGTATTAACAGTTTAATTTTATTTGGAGATGGGACTAATGCCCCTACTCTAACTATCTATGACCATGCCTCTGCTGCTTCAGGGAAAGTGGTTGCAAAGATTATTGGTAAAACTACTGATGTATATTTGCCCATTGTATTTACTAAACCTCTTTACTGTGAAAATGGTATTAGAGCTGTTTTAGCTGGAACGGGTGCTTCTTTTATTGTGCATTACGGTGCCTAATGAATGAACTTATTTTATCATTAATTGTCAATGGTCTTTTGGGGATTGCTATGTACTTTATGAAACAAGCTAACGATGTAACAAAAGAGCAACTTGCAGAGCAACGTAAAGATATTATCCACATTAAAGACAACTACTTCAAACGAGAAGAGTTTAGGGACTTTAAAGATGAGCTTTGGGTTCGTCTTGACAAGATGGAAAATACATTTGAACGACGACTCCATGAAGTTGTTAAAAATTAAAGGAACATTATGGCACGTCAAGTAAATGGTTTTGTTGGTAGTTACTCTACCATTGAAGAACTTACTTCTAAATTTCCTCCTGTTGATTATGTTGGTTGTTTTGCTAATGTAGGAAACAGTCCAACAAATAAAGCTGTTTGTAATGGAACTGTTTGGTCAGAAATCCAAACCTCGGTGACAGGGGCTGGGATCGACCCGGCCGCCGCGTTCAGCCAACGATTCAGCGGCACCACCGTGGCCGGTGCAATCGGTGACGGCTGGCAATTGCTGGGGCCTAATGCGCTGCTGCCTGCAACCGATGGCCGGCTGATCGACGGCAAGTTCACCACCGACACGGCCGGCACCGTGGTGTATGCCACCCGCGACTTGGGCCGCCCGGTCAACTGGATGGGCGCCAAGTTCGGCTGGGACTCTGATTCTGGCGGCGCGGGGCTTACGACCGTCGCATTTCTCATCACGCCCACACAGGCGGCACCAGGGCTGATAGCCAATTCAGCAATCCACATCACCGCAACGCGTAGCCAGCTTGCCGTTGGCTACATCCGGGGCCAAGTCATCACTGATGTTTCGGTCGTCACGTTTCCAAGCAATCTAAGTATTGGGACGGATCACATCGGCGACTTCGCCATCGACGGCAACTTCCTGCGCTACTCCGTGGCCGGCATCGTTGGCAGCGTCAAGATGCCAGTCATGTCCGTGATTGGCCTGGGCAACTTCGCCACCTGGGAGCTTTTTCACGGCAGCAGCGCCAATGCAGACCGGGCTTACATCAAAGAGGTGTGGGCGGGTGCCCGCGCACCTTCTCGGCAGACGCTGAATGATTTGTGCGTGGCTGCATGGAATATGGAGGCCACAAGCTGGCTTGATAGCAGCGGCCAGGGGCTGACGCTCACGGGCAACGCCACGCCCACAGTCACCACTGGGAAGCACGGCAACGCGGTGAGTTTGGTGGGCGCCAGTTCGCAGTTTCTGTCACGGGTCAACGCGCATCAGGTGGAGTTCGGAAAAGCCGATTGGACGCTGGTGATGTGGGTCAACCCGACCGCGCTGCCGTCCGGTGGCAACTTCTTGGGCCTGCTGCAGAAGGCCAGCAGCACTGAATGCGAACTGCATGCCTACGTGAACAGCAGTGGTCAGGTGCTGGTTGTGGCTTCGCCATCGGGCAGCAGCAGCACGGGGACTGTCACGGTCACATCTACCGACACCCTGACGGCCGGTGTGTGGTCGATGGTGACGATCAGCTACCTGAACCGAGATACCCGGCTCCGCGTGACGATCAACAACGGCACGGCGGTGGCTGGTGTGGTGTCGGCTATTTTTGCGGGCGGCACGCAAGACCTCCGCCTCGGCCGCAACGGCATCGTGTCGGTGTACTGGAATGGCCTGATCGATTCGGTTGCTCTGTTCAAAAGCCCGCCAGGCCACGGCGGTTGGCTGGATGCCGACATGCGCGCCGTGCTGTGGGCCGATGGCGCCGGCAGGCCACACCCGTTCTGATTTCAAGCCCCTGCCGGTGAGTATTAAAAAGGAACCTTATGAAACGTATTGGATGGCCTGGTAAGGGATATAAAATGGCCTGCCATCGGTGCGGGTTTTGGTTTCCTTCTACTGAAATTAAAAAAGAATGGACAGGGCTTTATGTTTGTAAAAAAGACTATGAGTCCCGTCATCCTCAAACATTAATTAAAGTTCATGGAGAAAAAGCATTTCCAGATATTGTAAGTAAGGATATTACTCCTGTCTTTGTTTCTTATTGTGATATTACTACACGATCAGGTTATGCAGATATGGGAACAGCAGATTGCATGCAAGCTGATAATGCAATAGTATCCTATTCCAATTTATTAGATTTATATACAAATGGTCACGAAAATGTACTAATAGTTTCTAATTTAGAACTCTATGCCAACTATTACGCTGACAATTACGCATAAGGAATACTATGGTTACTATTACACGTAGAACATCTTTAAATAGAAATTTAACCGCTTTGGAAGTAGATACGAATTTCGATAATTTAAATACAGCCGTTGGGCAGCTTGAGTCACGAGGAATAAGTTTTAATGTTGGTATGGATGGTTCAGATGTTACTTCATTATTTTTAGCTGCTTGTGCTGAATCTAATGCGAAAAAAATCCCCTTACTCCTTCCTCCATGGACTATTACAATTAGTCAAACTGCTATTATTGACAAAATGATTGGTGTACCAGGAAAAAGTAAAATTATTCTAGCTCCAACTTTTGTAAAGACAGGTTTTGGAAACCAGTTTTGCTTACTTAGCTCTACGTTCTCCCAGACATATAGCGAAAGCACAGCAGCAGAAATTTATTTTTCTGGTTTTGATATTGAAACATCTCCCAACGCTGCACGCTCAATTCTTGGACTAGCAAATATTAAGCGAGGTCTGATTGAGGGGGTTAACGTCAAGGTCAACCGTGTGATTAGTACGGACACAGGTAAACCTGTAGCTGTCGATACCATTTTTGACCTGTATGCCGCAGTAAAAAATCTTGAAGTGCGCAAGTGCGATTTGCGTAATGTGACAGGTGCCTACGGAGCAACCAAAATCAGCGAGTTCGGCGGATCATGTATGTGGATTCGCAATCTTAGTTCAAACGGAGCTAATCCTCTCAACGTCACTGAGAACATCGATATTCACCACAACTACTTTGAGCACATGACCAGTGATGAAATCTTAGCAGTTTTTGGTGTTCGTGGCGTGACACGTCGTGTACAAATCCATCATAACCGTTTTATTGGTTTGCCTAGTATTGACGGGGTATATCACAATACTTTTTTAAGCATTTTCCCACTTGATGATGGAAGTGGTGTTGGTCTAGGTAACACCGCTGCCACTTATGAAAATGATATCTTTGACAACTACATCCGCGACGAGGCGTGCTTGTATGATCTTGTTCGTATTGGCAATAGTGCGGATAGCGATCAGCCATGTTACAACAATCGCTCGGCTCGAAACCGGGTTGTATCTATTCGTTCTACAAATGTACTTACCGGCCCCCAAGCTGTGTGGGTTTCACTTGGTTCCATAGGACCAAATCCAGAGATTGCTTCTTCCCTATTTCGATGTGTTGACGGAACCTTTGGGGCAGCTTATTTTCGTGATACCAGCGGTAATACTAGCACTGACGACATTGCGGAGAATAGTGGTGGTACATGTGGTGCAGGTTTTCTTAGCTGGCAGCAAGTGCAGAATCCTACAGTGCTAGGTGATATTTTCACCGGGGCGTCTAGTTGCCGGTTGGTAACAGGAGGCAAAGTTGAAGCATCTGGTCGAGGATTCTTTAACTGTAGAAGCGTTGTTGGTACAAATTATCGTATTAATGGGGTGGGGGGTATTGTTTTTGAAGTTGATACTAGCTTGGGTGGAATTTATGGCATGAACAGCACTGTGGGGGAGGTATTTGGACGTTTTGTGAGACTCGGTGGCGCTGCCCCATCAGGAACAAAAGTTGGTATTTTTAACAACGTTTGTCAGATGACAAGCGCGGGCGCATATTATATTCTCCAGAACGAGACATCAAGTGGAGCCGTTATTTCCGCTCGCAACAATATTTCATTGGGCATAAATGCAGGAATTACCAATGGTGTGGGCACAATCAATCGTTCTGGAAATGATTGGAATGGGGTAACAGATTGATTTTTAATTTAAATGGGCAACAAGAATGACGACTAGTTCTATTTATTCATATCAACTTACTAGAGATGAGTTAATTACAGCTTCTTTACGAAAGCTTGGTGTTATCTCAGAAGGACAGATTCCCACAGCACAAAACCTTGCTGATGGTCAAGTAGCTCTTAATAGTACCTTAGCTCAACTACGATCTGTTGGAATGCCTTTATGGTCAAGGATAGAGTATACTTTTACTCCTACTACTTCTACCTACACTATTGGAACTGGTTATACTTTAAATACCCCCTATCCTGTTAAACTACTACAAGTAGTAAGACGTGAGAATGGTGCAAACATTCCAATGGAGATTGAAGGTAGGGAAGATTTTAACATCTATCCCACATCTTCAGGTGGAAGTCCTTTAAAAGTAAACTACCAACAATTTGTTAACTATGGTATTATTTCTTTCTGGCCTAGTCCCTCAGCTACAAATACCTCTACAGTAACTCTTGTATATCAACGACCCTTTCAGTTCTTTACAGCAAGTGGTCAAACATTAGATTTTCCAGAGGAATGGTATAATGCTATTATCTACTCTGTTGCAGTGTTACTCGCCCCTGAATGGGGAGTACCTTTACCTGATAGGCAAGTATTAAAATCAGAAGCTAAAGATTATATTGAAACAGCTCAAATGACTGGACAAGAAGCAGGAAGTTTCTTTGTTTCTCCTACAA